TTCTCCTAAGTAAATGGCTTTGTATTATATTTAGTGACTAGCATAAAAAAACGCTCAATAAGAGCGTATTTTTTGCGTTTTTACCTAGAATAAGATATATATCTATTATAATTGAGGTTGATCAGCTTTTGGTTGACTATATTGTGCATGTATCTTTTTAAGATAGTTAGCCTTTTCATAATTTCTAACATCATTCATCTTACGTAATTTACGAATTTGACGTAATGTTAATTTAGTTTTACGACTTTCTTTCCACTTTGGTTTGCTATTATCAGACTCAACATCTTGATAACCTTCAATAGCGGGAGTAAACATTTCAAAAAGTTTCATAAATCTATTTATCTTAAATCTGTCCAGGAGCACCACCTGGAACATTACCTGCCATTCCAGTTGCTTCACTACCTACTGGTCCTGCTACTTCCATACCATCTAATCCACCTTCAAGTTCAGGTGCATTCATATCTTCACCAGTCTGGGTGTCAGATTCAATATCACCCACTGATACACCAATACTACGTAAATCATTACCATGTGGCTCAATTTCAATTTCTTTATCATTTTCTTCACGCCACATTTTTTCATTTTTACTAATTTCTTCTTCAGTTAATCCTAAGAATCTTTCTAAAGCAAAACGTTTAGATATATATGGATACTGCTCAATAGCACTAAAAGAAGTAATACGTGCAGTATCTAATTCACTTTGACGATAAGCGGCAAAGTTCTGTGGAGGATTAAATTGTAATTGGAACAAACCACTATCAATATTCAACCCTCTCCAACGTAAGAATAACTTAAATTCTTCATCTAGCTTTTGGCTAATGTATTTCTGTAATCGTTCGCAATATTGATTGAAACGAAACTCTTGGATCATAGCTGTACCAACACGTCCATCACTTAATGGAGTAGGATTATCATCTGGTCCAGTTGGAAGATAGCTACTTGGCACACGTAAACCACGTGCTAATCTGTTGTTAAAGTAACGCAAGTCATCAATCTCACCCAAATTTTGTCCACCGGGCAACACTTCAACACTTGATCCTCTTCCATCAGCAGTAACTGGGAAGAAGTAATCTTCATTCATACTTAATGGGTTGTAACTAGCATCAACTACACTACCGCCACCATGTGTACTCGGGATACGTCTTTGATGGATCTCATTTTTAATACGTTCAACAAAAGCCATAGCCAAGTGACTAGGCATATTACCAACGTCAATTTTAAACATTCTACGTTCCGGAGCACGTTGTACACGATAGATAAGAACCGCATCTTCTAGTAATTCTTTTTGCTTATAAACTTTAAAGATGTTTTCTAAAATACTTTGACCAAAGGGCCAAAAGCGGTCTAATCCTTCTGTCAAGCTTAGGTGAACAACGTGTTTAGCATCGATAGCACTTTCACTTTGACCTAATGTAAAACGACTACCAGTTGTGTTATATGGCATTGCAGGGACTGTGTACCCTCCACCTCCACCTCCGCCACCTGTACCACCCAATCCAGTTGCCGGATTAGCGGCAAAGTCTGTATTTGTTTTTTGTGCTACACTTAAGTTTTGTAGGTTAATGTTAATATCTTTAATAACATATTGCTCAGGCTTCTTACCTTCACTTTCGTTCACAATAACTTTAATAACTTTAGTCATATCTACCCAATATAATTTAAAGTTTTCAGGGTCACGTACAAATACTTGATCACCAAACTTAATAGTATTACGGAAGATTTTGAATGTTCTAGTATCAAACTCATTGAGTTTACACCATTGTTGTAGTTGAGTTTTTAATAGTTCAACTTCATGTTGTGTCGGTTCATCCTTAAAATCTAGATTAAAAGGAGTTTTATTATGTTCGTTTGTTTGTGTACTAAATTCTGAAATAATATCTAAACAAGCATTAATCTCAGCGTCTACATCCATCATTTCATATTGGTTATATCTTTCAATACGATTTGGGTGACCTGTATAAACTTCTGGAAGACGGCTGCGATAGTTTTTGTAACCCATTTCAGCATTGTTATAACCGCCGGTGTCACTGCCGTTTTGTCCTGGACTACCATTCCATGCACCCGTATTGTTATTAAAACCAGAAATGGGACTAGAGATGCCGGATTTGTTTGAGAAGCGTTTTTTATAGGTCATAGTAGATACTTTATCTAGTATTTAGTGTTAAACCATTGAATTGCGTAATAATTTATCTTGTATATTATTGCCGGTGCTAAGTTGAGAAATCATTTCATCAAATTTATTTTCCATTAAACCTAATAATTCTTGTAATATAGCAGAAGAAGATTCACTTGGATTATCAGTAGACATATTAGTTGACTTACCAAATGCAGTAGTTACGCTTTCTTTCTTTACATCTTTAGTCATTTCATCAAATTGAGGTTTAGTAACAACAGTTTCCTTATCACCGTGTAACATCACCGGATATCCAGATTCTGGACCACTAAACACCCCGCCGGAGCTAGCCATTTCAATATGTGGAGGATCATTTGGTATAGTATTGAATCCGTACTTATTTAATAAACCACTTCTTGACAAGGCAGCAACTTGATTACTATTCAAATCTAATGCTCTACCAAAATTATGGTTACTTTTTCCCGCTGGAGCTACAGGATTACCTATTTTTCCATTTGCAATCCATTTATCATACAGAACCTGTTGCTCTTCTGGAGAACGCATAGCGGCATTAATCTGCACTGGTTTACCATATTCAGCTATCATATCCATAAATTTTTGTTTTACATCTGGTTCCAATCTATCAAAGTGTGCTCTAGTACCTAATGAATCACCTTGAAATTTAATTAATTTCATTACATCATCTGCTGATTGTGTAGCCGGTAATCCCCTAGCGGTACTTGCTACATTAACCCCTGGTCCAGGAGTCGGCGGTGCTGACGCCATTTGACTATCTCTTGCCGCATTATAAGGAGCGGCTGTTCCCGATGATTTGGCTCCCGGTGCTGGTGCTGATGTAGAACCAGACTGACGTTGCAACATGTCATTTAGATATGCTTTATCTTTCGCACCTAAGTTAGGATCTTTTAATGCTTCCTTTGCAGCCGAAATTTCTGCATCACTCCATTTTTCATTTTTTCCAACACCACCTGCATTGCCGGCCGGCGGAGCCTCAGGAGGTTCTCCTTTTCCTAATAATTTATGAACATATTTTACAAAATCAACTAACGAACTAGTAAATTTATTAACCGCCTTTGCTGCAGATGGCATCAAAGTATTGCCCATTCTGAAAACTTCTTGTCCCATTCTTTCCATATTTTGTTGTGCTTCAACTGCATCTTTGGTTAACCCTTTATTTTGTTCTTTTTGTTTATTCTGTACTTCTATTGCTTCTTCCAGAGATATATTCTGTTGATTTTGTATATCTCTTAATGAACTATAACTACCTAATACTTTAGTATCAGGCATTAACGCAAACGTTTCTTTGCCAAAATTATCTACCGCTTGTTTAGCACCTTTCTTCAACATTGTTTGTGCTGAATCAAAATTCTTTGCAAATTCTTCGGGTTTACTATTTTTTAACTTTTCTATGATATCAGGCATAGTATCGCCTAAAACTCTCATAGATTTTTTGGCTGCTTCTGTATTTCCTGCACCAGATGTTAAATCCATAAACCCACGTTTTAATTCTGGATCTTTAATAGTAGTAGCAAATTGCATTATTGCCTCTGCACCAGTCTCATTAGTTTCTCTAAGAACATCCATGCTAGCTGAAAAACGACTGTCAGTAAGCATTTCATTACGTTGTTTTATTAAATCTTCTTTACTTAAACCAGTTACCTTTTGTAATGCATCTAACTCTTGGGCATACTTAGCAGTACCCTTTGCAAGTTGTTCTTCATTCATGTTTCTAGCACGACCTAATCTAAGTTCTTGTTGTAAGAAACCAGCAGATGCAGTTCCTATATCATCGGCAGTCATTCCCAATTTACGTAGATTCATTCCAGCTTCTGCTAAAGGACCGTCATCTTTAGTTAACATCCCAACAGCTTTAGTAAATTTAGTGGCACCACCTCCTACCGTTTGTCCCCATTGAGCCAATTCACCGGCATTATCTTTTATTGCTTTTTTAAAGCCTTCAAGACTCATACCCGAATCTAAAAATTGTCTAGTCACTCCCTCCATGCCATCAGCAACTAATCCACCTGAGTTTGCTATATCCTGAAATGCTTTAATGTTTTTATCCATTAACTCTAGTACAAATTTACTAGCCTCAGCACCTGCTTTAATACCGGCTGCGGCAGCTTCACCTACAAAGGGGATAGCTTTAGCTAATGCACCCATTGAGTTTGCAACTATATCAATTAATGGATTTAATGTAGTAAAACTAGTAGAACCATTACCTACACTTAGTGCAAAATTACCCATACCTTTAGTAATATCTTTTACCATTGATCCCAAATTAGATACAAACTGATCTTGTGCTTGGTTTAATTTACTAGTAGCTTCATCTGCACGTTTAATAGATGCTATTTGTTGTCTTTGACTAAAACTAAGTTCAACTGAAGTTTTAATTATTTTGTTATTACTATCAATATAACGATTCATGCCAGCAAGTTGCTCTGCAAACATCTCGGTGCGTTTGTTGGCTATTGATCTTTCTTTACCTAATTTTTCTTCTATCTCTTTATAAACTTTAAGTTCTAAATCTCGTCGTCTCTGAGATTGAGTTTCTAAACCCTTAAGAGTGCCGTCCGCCCGTCTTTCATATCCTTCTTGTGCAAGTATATGCTCTTCCGTTTGGTCACGCAATTTTCCTAATACATTAAGGAATGCATCGACGTGTTCTTCTGGATTATTATTTGCCATGTTTTTTACCCAATAAATAGTTATATGTATTTATGTATTAAAAATACCCCCTAGGAGAACAAATGCACACTAACCCATTAAAACAATATTTTCGCCGTCCTGCCATTTATTTAAAATTACCCAGTGGTGGTAATTTTTATCCAGATGGTGCAATTGACTTACCCGAGAATAAAGAAATACCAATTTATCCAATGACTGCCATTGATGAAATTACTAGCAAGACACCGGATGCTTTGTTCAATGGGTTAGCAGTAACTGAAATTATTAAAAGCTGTGTTCCAAATATCAAAGATCCATGGGCTGTCCCGGCAATAGATTTAGATGCAATATTAATATCTATAAGAGCGGCAACTAATGGAAATATGTTAGATGTTGACTCTACCTGCCCTAGTTGTAATGAATCTGCATCATATAATATTAATCTGATTGGATTATTATCAAAATTAAATGTAGGAGAATATACAGCTTCTATTCAACTTACTGAAATATCTGTTAAATTTAATCCACTATCATACAAAACAGTGAATAGAATAAATTTGTCTCAATTTGAAATAGAAAAAAATATAAGAAAAATGGATGCTATTACCACTGATGAAGAAAGACTAAACTATTCAACTGAAATGATGAAACAATTAAATGAGTTAAGTATGAATCTTATTAGTGAATCAATTGAAAGTATATCTACTCCAACAGCTATTGTAACTGAAAAAGAATACATACTAGATTTCTTAAAAAACTGTGATAAAAACTCATTTAACACATTAAAAAATCATGCTGTAAAATTACGGGAAAGTGCTCAACTCAAACCCTTACCAGTAAAATGTATTCATTGTGAACATGAATATGATCAAACACTTACATTAAACGTATCTGATTTTTTCGAGTAAGGCTTCTATATCTTAACTCTGAAGATATACAGAAGCTGATAGATGATATGGAAACAGAGACTAACTCCATTAAACAATCAGCCATTAAAATGGCTTGGCATATGCGTGGTGGAGCCAGCTATGAAGATATATTAAATATGTCTACCGAGGAACGCAAAGCCATAGCAAACTTAATAGAAGAAAACTTTGATACTACTAAGAAATCAGGACTACCGTTCTTCTAAGTACTGATTTGGAATAAATATTAGTGTAGTTCGCGGACTTCGTACATCCCAACTACTCTAACGCTATTGAGGAGCATCAGCATGACTATTTATTTGTATAAAAAGACCCACAACATTACTGGTCTTAAATATCTTGGAAAAACAATAAATTCCAACCCGCATGAATATAAAGGTTCAGGTACTATATGGATGCGCCATATAAAAAAACACGGCTATGACGTAACTACAGAAATTCTTAAAGAATGTAATGATAACTCAGAAATAAAATACTGGGGACAACATTATAGTAATTTATGGAATGTAGTAGAAGATGTTACATGGGCAAATTTAAAACCAGAAGAAGGTGACGGTGGCGCCAGAAAAGGTCAGCTAGCTTGGAATAAGGGTCTAAAGGGAGTAATTAAACATTCATCGGAAGCAAATCAAAGACAATCTGAAAGACAAACAGGCTCAACTAGAAAGCCATTAAGTGAAGAAACAAAAACAAAAATACGTGAAAAGTTATTAGGTAGAAAGAAGGGGCCCACTTCTGATATTACGAAAGCCCGTATTAGTTTAAGTAAGAAAGCCCGTAATTAGTCATTTATGTAGTATTAGGATTATATATTCTTATCTCTCTTGTAAAGATGAACTTCGTTCATCTAAGAACTCACTTCGTTCGTTCTTAGTTTTTACGGTTATCTATTGTTTTAAAAGAGTTTATATTGAATTAAATTCAATTGCCGCTTAGAAAGCCATGGTAGTGCTATTCAGCACTACCAATGGTTAAGGGAATTTGCCATGCCCGTCATCCTTTGTTATCTTTTCCCCGTCTAATTAGCTATTTGTTGCTATTAAACGCTACCGGTTGCTCTGTAAAGTTATGGGACTGTAGTGAAGCTATCAATGGTCTTTCAATTGATTCTTCAGCAACGCACTTCTCACCCCGCAAAGATAAAGTAGGGATGAGCTTGTTGAGGGTTCGCTTTGTCGATTGCCCTCTCGGTATTCCATAGTTATCACTAACTATGCTTACTCCAGATCCATCAGCGTTTCCGCATCTTCAAGGAGGTCTGACAAACTCAGACAACGAATTTTTATTTGATTATGTTGTTGGGATATTGATAACAGTTTGATTTGACGTGGTGTCTGGTGTTGCTGAATAGCTTTTTAATAATGCACTGTTGTGTTGAAAAAAGTCATCAAATTCAACGATTAGCCAATCGCCAAACTTGCTTGACGAATAATAGACAAAGTTGTCTGTTATCCATGTTGAGCCGCATTGCACGGCAACATAACGACCTTTTCTATTAAACTTCATAAACAATAAATTTACATCACCTATTTCGGCAACGTCCATTAATTGTTCAATCCATGTATTTATTACTTTGCAGTCGCCTGAAAGTAGTAAGTGAAAAGGAAAATCTGCATAGAACTTACATTCAATATTCATTTTACTGAAACTTTGACCGGGTACAATATCACCTTTGAAAGAACGAACTTGTCCTTCATGTAATACTGCTGTTCTATGCTGATTTTTACCACCAATGTAAGCTCCAGATCCAGGTGCTCTTATAAAGCTTTCGCC